GGATTATATGTAGATGACAGCACCTCTCCACTTACTCTAATATATAAATTATGTGTTCCTGCACTAACTGCTTTAGGAAGATAGTAATTGCCACCAGGTGGATAATTAATTGCGGCGGCGGTTGTCAACCAGGATCGTACATGAGTTGACACTGCACTTCGTGTCTCAACATTACCCATTACAACATTTGCACCCATAACGCATGGCGCAAACGGTTGTGATATTTGTTCCGTTGCCGCAGTCGTATACGGAACATTTTTTAATGTTTCGTCTACTAAAAAATCTTGCATTGTTTGAACTGGCACATTTTGCTCATTGGCAAGAGAGGTTAATGTGCCATTAACTGATACTGTCACCTGGCTAATATTCGCTACATTGGCTGTTATACCACTTCCAACAAAATCAATTGTTGAAACAGCATTTGTTAATAAATTACCTTGGTTTTTTACACCAAATTGGCTAGAAACAGTTAAATTACCGCCGGTAGTTTCACCAACAATGTCATATCCAGTCTCCTCAGAGAAAATATCAAATATTTTCTCAAACATACTGCCAGGACTTGCATTACCACCAAATAATTCATCCAGGTTATTTAATAATGTAACCAACCCCAATGCTGTACTTAACCCACCTAATTCATCTTGTATTTGCGTGTCAGGATTAATGGCATTTGTAACCTGTGTAGCTGTAAATGATGTGATAGCACTATTAGCACTAAACGGACCATGTGTGGTTGCGTTATAAGCACGAGTTTTTACAACTAAGTTGCCTGTTGATAGTGTGTCATAATCTAATGTAACTGCCTCCCCAGCGGCAAATGTTCCTCTAACATCAGCATTACCGTTTGGGGCTATCTTAGTAGCAATTAAACGGTAAGTTCTAAGTGATTCACCTACCCCTGTATCATTGCTTAACCAATATTCCATACCTTCTACAATACCTGTTGGTGTTGTACTTGTAACAACTATCCTTGGTCTCGCATCTAGCTCATATGATGTTATTGTGGGTGTTCCTGGATTTCCAATGTTACCTACTGTAACTAATTCATTATCAAATGTTCTTGTAAATCTTGTAAAGTCTTCGTCGTATACCGTAGTGTCATATTCTAATGCGGTAATTTCTAACATTAATCCGTTATCGCCCTGTTGCTCTGATATTGTAATAATGCGGAATAGTTTATTAGCAAATCCTAACTTATCGTTTGTGACATCAATGATATCACCTGCATTAAGATTAATATTAGTGTAATCTGCTAAGAATGAAATTATTAAATCAATGCGACTTTGTTTAAGTTCAATAAACCCTAGCATCTGTGCTTGGACAGATTCATTGAGGTAATTGTAAGTTAGATTTAATGTGTTGTCTTGTTCGTTATCGTTTCTATCTGCATCAGGAATATCAATCTGTGTGTAGTCTCTTCCGTCATTCAGGTCTCTATTTGGAAATTCAACTTTAACGCTATTGTAAAGTTCTGATAATCCAGTGCCGCTAATACTAATACTACCTAACATATTGCTATTATCAAAACTAGCCTGACTTGTTCCAGTCTTATTAATTATTACTCCCCACTTGCCAGTAAGGATGCTATAACTTAACCAACTTCCAGCGTGGCTAGCAATGTCTTCAACATTGGACATTACCGCTTTGTCTGTATTAAGTAAGCCATTGATTTGATATCTAATAGGTAATGTTTGACTACCAGACTCGTCAGTGTAATCAACCGTTTCGGCTGAGTAACTGTTTAATGCTGTTAGAGAGGTTGTGTCAATCTCTGATGGAGAAATGCTAGCACCATATATGCCGTCAGTAAGGTAATCATAAATTACATCACCAGGTTTGTTCATTGAACTGGTTATACCAAATGTAATATCACCAATGCCTTTAATATTTCTTTCTGCTGAATAATTTACTTCAACGACAGAAAACACCAAACTATTCATTTGGTAGGCACTAGTCCATCCTGGTATTACGCTGTAAGCGTTAACTGCTGTTCCGGAATAGCCTTCTGGAAATATTTGATCCGCACTACTAGTGCTACCAGCATAACAATAAATTTTAACTAACCCATTTAGACTTTCGTCTTTGTTGCCAGCTCTATCTACGGTGTAATCAACAGTGACGCCATCTGCTAAAAAATAAACTAATTGATCGTCCCAGTAAATGCCATCAAATGTGTAACTAGTTGCGGAACTTGTTGAATATAATGAGCCCGTTTGTTCTGCTAATGTTAATACATAAGTCATTCTCTGATTAACATTACTCATTTTAGCTTCTGTTATGATTCCACCAAAATAAGCAGAGCCATATAGCACAGGTATCTTTTCGTTAGCACCTGGTGCAACTTGTAATCTTATTCCGTTATCAATACCTGGAGCATTTTGTGTCTGTGTGCCACTTCCTATATTGTTGTCTTTGTTAGCACTAGAATTTAATTTGTTTAGTACATAGCCCATGGCGACTGTTTTAAGTATAGTGCCGCCCAATCCGCCACCCTTGAATATATCTGTAATTCCGCTAAGAAAACTCATTAAGCCGCCCCAAAATTAAAGTTACTATTTTCTAATGCTAAAACATTATCCATACTAACATCTGTTGGATAAAACTGTTTTTGATCTGTTGGATTAGTTCTTCTTCCAGTAACCTTATTGTTTAATACTTCAACTATGCTAGTGCATACTATTGTTAATGTAACAGTGCCAGTTTGTGCTCCCATATCTAAATCATCTGAGATATCAAAATTACTAACTACACCTTGGAATTTCTGTGCAGGATTACCAACAATACTTAATAACTGCCCGTCTGTGGGATCAAAAAATGCCCTATAGATAATTATTTCACTGCCCTTAAGAGGATGGCTTCTGTCAATGATGTCAACAACATTGGCATTTGGGATTCCTGATATTCCAATGGATATTTCTTGTGCTGATGCACGCAATTCGTTTGTAGTGTCTGATATGTCTAATAGCTGTCCCAATGCGTTATAGCTTTCTGCATTAATAGTGTAGGGATAGTTTAAATCGCTAAACTTTAAAACTTCGTAACTAGGGATATCTAATCTAACAAATAGATTAGTTTGTACAGCTGAGTAAGGTGATAGGTCTAATGCCATTATATTAAGTCTTCATAAAAAGTAAAAGTGCCGTCCCAGCTAACCTGGTTCCTAGCAAATATAGTCCAATTTGGAAACTGCGTGCAAATAACTTTGAATACTACATTTGGACCCACAATTAAAGTTTTGCTCCCAGTAGCATCTATTACTGGACGATTAAGTGTTACACTGTTAGAGTTGTAAGCAACATCGCTAGTTACTGTATAAACTTTTGCACCACTTCCCAATTGAATTAAATCTCCAGCACGGAATTTGTAACCTGAAGTTGTTGTTGGACTTGCTGTTAATGTTAGATTAACATTACCTTGTGTAACATTACCAACAAATCCTGTTGTTGATATGCTATCACCTTGGTAATTCATAAACCAATCTAATGTGCCTGTTGTATTTAGGCTGATGTTTCCGTTTGTATGTCTGTCTGCATTTTCTAATGCTTCAATTGACCCTCTTAAGTCTGTCCAGGCAATACCATCTGGCATTTTAACATCAAATCGCCATACTTGTCCACCTCTAGTTGTAGAGCGTACAGTCTGATCCCGTGAAATTGTTTGACTTACTATGCCTCTTTTATTAATGCTTATACTTTCTGCATAGTCAATTATAGTTTGGAATGCTGTTGTTGTCATAATGTTTACCTTCTGTTAGGAATTGCTTTTGCACCTTGCTGTGATACTGCATAAATGAAACTTGGGTCTCTAGCTACCATTTGTTTAAAACTCATAGCATCAACAGCATTAATATTATAAGTTACATAAGTTCCGCTACCGCCTAATGCTTCATTAGGCACTACTGTGCCTGTGGTGTTAGGCACAAATAGTTCTGGACCTCTTTCACCAACAATGTATGGCTTGTTAGCCAATGCTGGACCACCGTCTGCTAAGAATCCAAATAGTCCGCCTAGCCCTAACAGTCCACTACCAGTGTTAGACTTAGATTGACCTCCACCAAGACCTAGTCCACCAAATGTACTTGCAATTAATTGCTTGACCTGTGCTCTTAATAGTTCTTCAACTATGCTAGATACAAAACCTTTCCATTCAAATTTACCAGTTTTAGCAAAGTCTACGATAGCATCTTCCATACCTTGTGTAGTTTTTGCAAATATGTCTCCAGCCTGTTTACCAGCGTTAGTTGCCGCATCTACATAATCATCAAAAGCCTGTTGCCAACCAAAACTAAATGATCTCTGTTGAGTTCTTGTCTTTTTAAGATATTCAGCTTGTGATTTAAATGCGTCTTCAGATGCTTTTTTAACTTTTTCTATTTCAGCAGTAATCTCTGCACTATTGGCTGGAGTTCTCGCACGCTCAATTTCTGCTATTACTTGTGCTAAGTCTCTACTCATTGTATTCTTAAGACTTGCTACCTGTCTTTCCAATGGATTCATGTTTAACTTATTGAATTCCAATTGGGCATCTTTTGAACCATACTCTAGCTCTGCAATGAAATCAGCTGATTTACTTTGAGCTCTTGCTAGGGCCTTATCTGTTTTATCTAATTCTTCGTTTACTGATGTTAATGCTATGTTGTAATTTTCAAGACTTATAGTGCCATTGGCAAGTTCTTCTTTAAGTCTTATTAGGGCCTGTTCACCATTTGCTGTTTTATCTGCTGATGTTCTTACTTCTTCCATCAGTTCTTTCCAATATTCAGTAAATGTTGTTATGCCATCTGATTCTTCAACTTGTCTATTTAGATCTGTTATATATTTGGTAACATCTTCAATTCCATTGCTAATTTGCTGATACTCGTCTGATACTTTACCAAGACTGTCCTTGTCAAGTCCTGCGGCTTTTAAAGCAGATTGTGCTTTGCCTAATCCTTGTAATATATCCTTGGCTTTTAGTAATTTTATGTTTAACTGTTCAAGTGGTGTGCCTAGTTTTTCAAAAGTCTTAGAACCTTCTAGCTCATTTAATGCAGTAACAAATTTCTGCAGTCCCTGATCTTTAAACAAGGTTGCAATTGCTTCTTTTTGTGCTTTATATTCTTCAGTAGTTTTTGCCGCTTTGTCTGCTGTAATTTGTTGTTCAGCACTAATAGTCTGAAGTTGAGTTAGTATTACTGCTAACTGTTCTCTAGTTTTTTGATTAGCACCTGATAGCTGTCCTTGTGCTTTTTCGTTGAATACTAATAGATCTAACAAACCAATGTCAGCTAACTCTAACTGTCTACGCTTAACTTCCTCAATTGCATCAGAAGCTTTAGTTGCACCTGCTCTGACCCCTTCAAACAACTCATCAAGATTTACATCTCTAAGAGTTGCTACTCCAGCAAATTGATTAAATGCTACTGTTAGTTCTTTTATAATTCCTGTGTAGGCTGTGGTTAATCCTGTGGCTTTACCTAATTCTGCTAGGAAGGCGGTAAATGAGTCACTCATCTGGGTTT